ATTAAACACCGTCCGACCAGTCCTCGCAGCCAACGGTTTATCCGTTATCCAGTCCCCATCGTTTGACGGTGGAATTTGCCACGTCACCACCACGATTGCACACGCTGGAGGCGGTTACATCTCTGGCACAATGTCATGCGTCCCAGCTAAAATGGACGGACAAGGCATCGGTGCAGCCACAACCTACCTTCGCAGATACAGCCTTGCCGCTGTCTGTGGAGTCGCACAAGAGGATGACGATGGAAACACCGCAGCACATACCAAACCCGTTAGCTACCCGCTCATTTCGAGTCTGGAAGCATCGCGGATCAAGGACAGCATCGAATCGCTAAACATCGACGAGACCGCTTTCCTTCGCCACTACGGAGTCAAATCCATCGGTCAACTGACCACCGACAAAATCCCCGCCATCGACAAGGCATTCATCGCTAAAAACAAAGCAAACGCATGAGAATTACACACACACCATTCAGAACACCGACCCGTAGCATCGGGCGTGACGCAGCTCTTACGGTTGCACTCATGCTCGCACTTGGGAAACCTAAAATCACCATGATTCAGAAAATCAAACGCCTGTTTAAATGATAACTAACGCACAAATCGAATGTAACCTAGGCAAAGCGTATTACCTACGCACAGCCAGCCCACGAAACCTCAACGCCCCTGTTTCAAAGTCCCTGCTTTGGGATTTCAACGAATCACCCTACAAGTGGAGACACTCCACAGGCAAGGAAGTGACCCGTGCAATGGATTTGGGAACACTGATCCACTCAGCAATCCTGGAGCCAAATATTCCACTGGAGGACATTGCAGCAGTTTCGCCATTCTCTGATTTCCGCACGAAAGCAGCCCAAGAGTGGAAAGCTGACCAGCGGGAGATGGGTAAGATGATCGCTACAGATGAGGATGTTCGTGCAGCTTCTGGTTGCGAGCAGGTATTCTCCGAGGATTACGCCCAACGATTCGCAGGTGGATACAAAACCGAGGTTGCTGTATTTGGAGTGATCGGAGCAACTGAGATTAAAGGCATGATTGACCTCGTGCCTGACAATCTGGATGTGCTTGTTGATCTCAAGACCACGGCGAAAATCGGGAGCTTGTTTGATATTACGAGGACGATCATTTCCCGTGGTTACCATTGGCAAGCGGCCCTCTACCTTGATCTGTGGAATGCTGCCACTGGAGAGAAACGCACCAGGTTCGTGATCTGCTTTATTGAAGTAAGCGAACCGCATGAGTCTGCATGGGTGGAAATCTCACCAGAACTAATTGAACTAGGACGCACTGGCTACATGAACGCTCTCGCAAAATGGCAATCATGCGTTGCAATCGACGCATGGCCTCGCCAGCATGAGGGTATCACAACCATCGTAAAACCTGCTTACATGTGATCTAATAGGGGAAGCGCATCTTACACGCTTAATTAACTAAATAAAAAAATGAGTGAAAAAATAGACATAAAAGGAGTAGTCGAAACAATTCTTGATATTCAAGAGTTTGCTTCAGGATTCAAAAAACAAACCCTAGTCATCGACACTAGAGGGAAATTCCCACAGAAAATTGCAATCGACTTTGCGAAGGAAAAGATCGAACTACTGGCTAACATTGTGAAAGGTCAAGAGGTCACGGTTGGAGTCAACATCCGTGGAAATGAATACAATGGTAAATACTATGTATCCCTCGCTGGCTGGAAGATTGATGCTGGGGCGGTGATTGATGATGAATCGGATTCTATCCCCTTTTAGAATGGTAGAATAAATAATTGACAAATTCCTTTATTTTGATTATTTTAAAGCCTTATGAAAAAGTGTTTCAAATGTAACGAGATAAAGGATTTGTCAGAATTCTATCAACATAAAGCTATGGGTGATGGGCATTTAAACAAATGTAAAGAATGTGCCAGGAAAGATTCCGACAATAATTTTAAACGAAAAATGCTTGACCCAAAGTGGCAAGTTAAAGAGAGAGAGAGGCAAAGAAAAAAAGAGGCTAATCGAAGGGAATTAGGATTAGCAAAACCATATAAGAGAAAAGCAATCCCTAATCATATTAGGAAGGAAAAATACGGAGAATACATGAATGCGATTAGGGACAAGAAACTGTCACCTGAACCATGTGAAGTTTGCGGCAAAGAAAAAACCCAAGGACATCACGAGGATTATTCCAAACCTTTAGATGTAGTCTGGCTTTGCATACGCCACCACCAGGATCGCCACATTCATTTGAGAAACGCTAAAACGCTAGGTCAAGAACCCATGCCAATTAGTTATTTCATAAAATCGTTGCAAGTAACGTTTTGATGTAAGCATTGAACTTCGACAGAGAAAGTCCAACCCCTTCTCTGCCGAATACTAAGATCATTTTCCTGATGTCGGGAATATGATTGAAACAACCACCCCGAACCATTTTGTTGATGCTGACAATATGGTCGAAACAACCACAATTAAATAAATATATGTCGCACAAAGGCTCGTGGAGCAGAGTAAATAACCACAAAGATTGGGCAGATAATTATGAGCAAATTTTCAGAAAGAAGCCTAATCAGACCAAAGAAATCACACAAACAAAACAAAAACATGAACACACAACCAAGCACAACGAAGAAAATAGAACAATGGCTCTTACAGGGTCGCAAACTAACTCCAATGCAAGCCCTTGAGAAATGGGGATGCATGCGACTATCTGCAAGGATACTTGAACTCCGCAATAGGGGATTGAACATCCAAACCACCCCGATCACTCGCAACGGAAAAACCTTCGCCCAATACCAAGCAGTATGAGAGCCAGCGACAACGGATTTAGAATAGTCACAGGGCGGCCAAGGAAGAAACCTTGGGAGCAGAAAGCATCGGTAGTTCTCCGATTAGAGCAGGAGACTTACCAACGCATACGCCGATTGGCTGATAAAAGAAAATGCAGCGTAAGCCAGGCAGCGGAATTGCTAATCAGAACGCAAGAATCTGAACGCATCGAGCCGACCTTGCCGGTGGATTACTCGCACATTCTCAACAAGGCAGGAAGCTACACCGTATCAGAACTCCTCAATCTACCACGATGAACCTATTACGAGGATTCCCAAAACGATACGAGGATGCCGCTCCTGCTCATGGTGATGGATGGCTGGCTAACTACTCTCAAACCCTCGCCACAACCGATTCTGGAGGCATTACGATCCTCTATGGAGGTTATGGCACAGGTAAGACCCGCATGGCATGGGAGGTAGCACGAGCGCACAAACCCAAACGCCCGAACATAAGCTGCGGAGGGATAGGATGGTCAACAATCATGAAGAAACGACCGATGATTTACACCACGGCAGTGAATCTTTTCTCCACAATCAAATCCACCTACACGGCTGGAACTGAGAAATCGGAAAAGGAAGTGGTATCAGACTATACCGAAGCAGCTTTGCTAGTGATTGATGAAGTCCAGGAGCGTGGGGAAACCCAATACGAGGACAGACAGCTAACCGCTATCATTGATGCACGATACGCTGCCGATATGCCGACGATTCTGATTTCAAACTACACATGGGAGAAGCTGGCATCTACACTGTCCCCTGCCGTGATTGACAGGATCGAGGAGAACGGAGCTAAACTCGCCTTCACTTGGGAATCATTCAGAAGGAAATAATGAACAACAAACATGAAAGAACAATTAAATGAGTTACACTTATTTGCAGGAGCAGGGGGAGGAATCCTTGGTGGAATCCTTTGTGGACATACCACAGTTTGTGCTGTCGAGATTGAACCTTACTGCCGAAAAGTCTTACTCCAAAGACAGCGAGATGGAATCTTACCAAAGTTCCCAATCTGGGACGATGTGCAAACCTTCGATGGAAACCCGTGGCGAGGAAAAGTTGATATCATCTGCGGAGGATTTCCATGCCAAGACATATCAGCAGCAGGAAAAGGAGCAGGAATTGAAGGATCAAGATCAAGTATGTGGAAACACATGGCGAGAATCATCGGTGAAGTTCGACCTAAATACGCATTCGTGGAAAACTCACCAATGCTTGTGGGACGAGGACTTAGCACCGTCCTCGCTGACCTTGCCGAAATGGGGTATGATGCAAAGTGGGGTGTTGTGGGAGCGCATCACGTCTCCGCTCCACACAGACGAGACAGAATCTGGATTCTGGCCAACTCCAAGGGCGCAGGAACCTGGAAGAACATCAGAGGGATATGGGAGAGGTCTTGCGGAGCTGATCGAAGGCAAGAGTCAAGTCCAGAAGAAATGGCCGACTCCAACGTGCGCGGATGCAACGATGGGAGCAATTCTGAACGACAACACCAAGCTAATCATGCTCAAGTCGGGCAAACTGCGGAAGATCAGCAATCAGGGAGTATCGGGCAGCATTGGACTAGCAAGAACGGTTGCGATGTATCCAACCCCATCAGCGAACGAGGATGCAGCAGGGACTCCAAATGG